ATGTGCTGAACGCGGCAATCGTTCGTGCCAGTGATTTTCTTGTCAACGCGTATGTTTGGCAGGGTCAGAAAGTCAACATGCGAGCGCAAACCATGCCGTTCCCGCGGTTTGGTGTTACTGACCGTGAGGGCTGGTCCCTCGCGACCAACGAAATCCCCCGTGAAGTGAAAGCCGCGTGTTGCGAAATCGCGCTGTATGAAGCGGCGAATCCTGGCGCGATGAACCCAAGCGTCGTGCAGTCAGAGAAAGTACGATCTGAACAGATCGGACCGATTCGCGTGGAGTACGCGAACCTGTTCAACAGTGCGGCGGACACGCGCCCCGTGCTGCTGGCGGTCAACGATTTACTCGGGCCGTTCCTTGGGTCCGGCGCCGGGCAATATCTGTCGGGTCGCGCGGACCGAGTGTGACGCGCATGACCGCCTTCAACTACACCCGCACCCGATCAACCGCCGAACGTCTGATCGAGCGCTTTGGACAAACCGGCGCGTTGCGGCGCACGACGTCCGATAACGACCCGTTCAACCCGACCCAAACGACCACGGACCACGCCTGCACGTTCGCGATTTTGGACTACGCGAAGAGCGTGGTCGACGGGACGTTGATTCGGCAAACGGACCAGATGGTCTACTTGTCGACGAAGGGGCTGGCGATTGCGCCGGAAACGACTGACCGGCTCGTGGTCGGCGGGACGTGGCAAGCAAGCCCGCGGAAGCTGAACGGCACCGCACTGACCATCGTGAACGTCAAGCCGCTGTCACCGGCTGGGACGGTCGTGTTTTGGGAATTGCAGGTGCGGAGATAATATGCCTGGGTTCGTCCTGCACACTTCAATCCTTGTCGATAAGTTGGTGCGACTCGCCCGCGGTGACAGTGACTTGGTGCAACGCGCGATTCGACAAAGCGCAAAGAATGGATCCGCGCCCTTAGAAGACGTTGTCGATTTCATCGTGACGCATCGATCGGCGTTGTAAATGCCCACGCGCACCGCACCGTCCGAAATTGAACGCCTCACCGCGACGTGGGAGCCGCGGGTGCGCGCGGCATTCCTGGATGCGATCGCTTCCATTGCCGCGTCGGTGGACATTGTCGCGCTTACCGCATTGATCCAGGCTGGTGACGTTGCGGGCGCACTCGCCGCCGTTGGTGTCGAAACCGCTCAATTCTCTACACTGGCGCTGACCCAAACATCTCTGTTCAACGATGCCGGTATGGCGCTCGCGCGCACGGCGAGTCGCGCCACGTTCCGGCTGCTGTTTGACGTGCGCAACCCGCGCGCGGAACAATGGATCCGGCAACGGTCGTCAACGCTCATTCAAGAGATCACCGACGACCAGCGCACCACCATTCGCAACTCGCTTGAGGCGGGGATGCGCGCTGGTGAAAACCCACGCACCACGGCGTTGAACCTGGTCGGTCGTGTCGACCCGCGCACCAAGCAACGCACAGGCGGCGTCATTGGGCTGCACTCGACGCAGGAAGAGTGGTTACGGTCCTATAGCGCCGACTTGGCATCTGAAGACCCGGCGCGTCTTAAAGCCCTGCTCCAGCGCGGTCTGCGCGACAAGCGCTTCGACGCCATGGTGTTGAAGGCGATCAAAAACGGAACAGCCATTCCGCCCGAGCTACAGGCGAAGATGCGCGCGGCGTATGCGAACCGCGCTCTGAAGTGGCGTGCGGACAATATCGCGCGAACGGAAACCATTCGCTCCCTTGGGCAAGCGCAGACGGAGATGTGGCAGCAGCAGATCGATCGCGGCAAGGTCGATGTGGACCTAATGGTCCGCCGATGGGTGACGGCAGGCGATGAACGGGTCCGGCATACGCATCGCCTCATCCCCGGCATGAATAAAGACGGCCGAAAATGGAATGAACCGTTTGATACGCCGACGGGGCCGCAGATGCACGCGCCTTCACAAACAGACATTGGTTGTCGGTGTTACGAAAAAGTGACCGTGGACTATCTCGCACAGGCGTTGCGGAAAAAGAAAGAGCGCGAGAATGGCGGTTCAGGCGGGGCGCCGATAAATGGCTAACGATTTCGCAGCGCAGGTCGAGGCGTGGGTTGCGGAGTCGGTCGATCTGATGGAAGGCGTGTTCCACGAAGCCACGCAACGAACCATTGACATCATGCAGACGCCCGGTCCGTCGAAGGCGTCCACGAAGAAAGCCATTGAGAAAGGCGCCGGACTCGGGAAGAACGGACGCAACAGCAAGAAAGCCATGGGACCGGTTGGACCCGGCACGGGTGGCGGGCGTCTGCCGGTCGACACCGGCTTTCTGTGGCATTCGCTGGTCGTGTCACTCGACGGGATGCCGTTGCTGCGCGACAACCCGACCTCACAAGACCAGACGTACACCTACAACCCTGGCCCGATCAACGCGACGATCGACAACGCGGTCCTCGGCGACACCATCTTCGCCGGCTACTCGGCGCGTTACGCGCGGAAAGTGAATTACGGCTATGGCTATTTGTTCGTCGACACCGCCACGCAACGATGGCCGCAGATCGTCAACGGCGTGGTGCAGGATTTGAAGGGGCGGATGAACAGTGGTCAGTAAGGCGGAGGCGGCAAGTCTTGTTTCGGCGGGGCGTCCATGCTGCGCACAAGCGCCATCTGGAACGCGACCAGCGCGAGCCGCGCCGACGTCAACGCCGTATTCGCCGCAGGGCTGATGCCGCCGTCTTTGCCCAGCGCCATCGCGGCGTCATGCAGGCGGTCGTAAGCCTGTATATCCGTTAACTTTTTCACCATCGGGGAAAGGATAGCCCATGGCAACCGCAGTTTCAATAGAGGCCAAAATCACTCTGGCGCTGGAGCAGGCGGTGCTTTCCGTGGCGCAGGCGGAGACTGTCGCCATCGCCGCGCCGGGCGTACCGTTCACGCCGACGGGAAACCCCTATCTCCGCGTAACCATTGCGAAAAACACGCCGATCAACGTCAGTTTGAGCGGCGGCCGTGAGCCGGTGCGACAGGGCATCTTGCTGGTCGTCGTGGTGTGGCCGGTCGGTCCGGGTATCCTGCCCGCGACCGAACTAGCGGCGAAGGTGCGGGATGCGTTCAAGTTCAATAGCCGGTTCAACTTCGACGGCGGTATGGTCAAAATCTGCGACGAGCCGACCATTCAAGGCGACGTCGGTGATGGCGTGAACATCGAAATCCCGGTCGTGATCAGGTGGATGGCGTTCTCCTGACCACTAGTCGGGTACAATAAGTACGCGCGGCGTTTTCAAATTGGCAATCATTGCCAATTCATCCAGGATGGGTTGCGCTTCTTGTCGGTAACGTTGGTCGATTTCTACGAGTCGTTCCTTTAGTTCGACTTCACGCTCGGTTTCGTAAGGCACAAGATCGCTATATGCACGCATCGTTCCAATCTCCATTTGACGCCACCTTACCACGTTACCGTCGCTTCAATCGCCCCTGTCCTCACATTTGATTTTTGGGCGGCCACGATTTCTTCGTTCGACATCAAGCGGCCACTGGAATCACGGGGTCGAAGATGCAACCGACCTTGGGCGTCCCAATACCCGCTGACCGCGCCCGCCCATTTAGAGTCGGGTCTCAACTCAACCATCATTTCACCTTTTCAGCCAATCTCCATTTGACGCCACCTTACCACGTCGCCGTCGCGCGTCAACGGAAATGTTGACAAATCGCTTCACGCGTAGTAACGTCACAGCATGCCATCCATCTTCATCCAAGGCCATCACGGGCTCGGTGACAATCTGCACCAACGCGCGATCGTGCGGCACTTCATCGACTCCGGGCACGACGCCTGGATCGAAACCCCGTGGCCGTCGGTCTATCACGACTTGCCGGTCCATTGCGTCCCCAAGGATTCACCGCTGCGGACGCAGACGAAGAACCTGACGCGCGAGGCGCGTTTATTTTCCACGATGCCGGTGCCGCGCGACGCCCGCCGGGTTCAGTTGCGCTACGACGGCGAGTCGGTTCGTCGCGCCGGTTCGGTGCTCGCCGCCATGGGTTACCCCGACGCGACCGACTTTTGGATGCCGGTGCAGGAAGAGTGGGAG